CTAGTAAAGTCTTAGGTGTTTCAGAAAACACTGTTAGAGGTAGGGTTAAGAATAAAAATTTTAAAAATTGGAGTTATGAATGAGAAGTTAACAAAAGAAGAGTTTTTGAAAAAATTAAAAACTGATGAGGATTTTAATAGTAAATTCGGCAGAAAAAATATTACTGAAGGTAAACAAGTACTTCCACCATGTCACTATGGTTTTCAATGTTATACTAGAGAATTAGATATTTTTGAACGTTGTGAATTATCTGGTTTAGGGTTATCTAATATAGAAGAAATTGATTGGTGGAATTCGGAGCTTGATAAATATAATATTCCACGTAGAGCATTATCATTGAAATGGAATCAACGTTCAGTTGATACACCACTAGGTTTACCATTTAACATAGCATCTTATGGTCTATTGTTAGAGATACTTGCAAAAGAAGTTAACATGGTACCAGATGAATTGATTGGTAGTCTTGGTGATTGTCATATTTACTTAAACCAAATTGAAGGTGTTAGAGAACAGCTTGGTAAAGAATTATCAGTCTACAATAGAATGGATTGGTGGTTTGAAAACAAAAAACCAAACCGTGATGTTTGTGATTATGTTGATTTACTACCTGTTAAATCTAAACATGTTTATTTTGATGAGGCTAACGTTCCTAAAAGAACTCGTGAACCGTTTCCGTTACCAACACTTAAGCACATGAAAACTGATGCTTTCTATAAGTCATTATCTGAAGACCAATCGTTGTATGGACATTTAGATAATACGGACTTTCAATTAGAAAATTATCAATCACACCCATCAATTAAATTTCCATTAAGTAACTAATGAACGAAAGTAAACTATGTGATAAACACGGTATTTTACATCCGGTAAATATACCGTGCCCTAAATACCTAGAAGAGAAGAACAGCTGATATTTATATACATGAAACTTACCGTACTTTTAAAAGAATGGGTATTAGAAGCATTAGATAGTTCTGATAAGTTGGAAGCAGATCACTTGCAGTTACATGAAATAAAGATAGATCCTCTTAATAGTTATAACTATCAGAAAATTAATATCCCGTTTTTTACAAACGCATACAGTTTTGAGGATAGATGCGGGAATACAATAGTGGCGATGTACTTAGAAGGTATAGGAGAATTTAAGACTGGGTACAAAATAGAGGGTGTTGACACTCTAGTATTTCAACCTGAGAGATTACCTGATGTGGAAAAGTACATCAAACCGTGTCCTGACGATAAAAAGATAGGAACGGTATACAAAATCCTGACTCAAGAAATTATCCCAAACCACCTATTAAATAAAAAACCAAACAAGCTATTCTTCAACCCAGTTTCTGATTCTAGAGCTAGAGTAGTTGATCTGATTATTAATAGAGCTGTAAAAGATTATCCGGAATTAACTAAAAAAGAATCTTATTTAATTTACAAGTGAATAAGTTAGACATAATATGAAAGGTACATTATATAAAAACAATAATGCATGGTGGGTTAAACACACATATGGAGATGTTAAGCTAATACAAGAAGATGTCACAGGTAAGTTAGAAGAGGGGCAGGAAATAGTGTTTCTATACGAAAAAAAGTACTTAGATAAAGAAACATTGTGGTTTGCTAAAATCATACCTCCGCAACCAACTTGGGATTCTATTATAGAAAGATATGGCCAAGCAACCGGTGTACCTGAAGACGCATTAGATTTCTGGATTTGGTTAAAAGAAAATTACTACCCACCTAAAAACAAATAATATGCAATACTTACTATTAATCCCTATTCTCCTATATTGTATAGGAGGTATTTTTGATGCTCTAATGGATACTTGTTCAGATCATTTTAGCATTAGTATTTTCAAAAATCTAAATCCAAACTACTGGAATAAGAATCAAAGCTGGACTAATAAATATGTAAACAACGATCCTAAACAGGGATTTAAAAGATGGCACGGTATAATTATTCCTGCTGCTTTAACAGATGCATGGCATCTATTTAAGTCGAGTAAGGAGATTTTTAATTCGCTAGCTCTTGCATCTGCAGCATATATTGGGTTCCCATATGATTTTACATTAATCGTAATATACTTTGTTATCGCCGGGCTATCAAGGAATCTAGTATTTTCTATCTTTTATGACCACCTACTAAAAAGTAAGTAATGACACTAGAAGGACAATATAAACTTTACCTTGAAGAACACCCCGAATCAAAATTCACATTTGAAGAATGGGGAGAATGGTTAGGTAAAAAATTAACTAAAGCATTTGAAAAATATGAACAATCAACTAACGATAGTAATACCGTGCAAGAATGAGGGTCTAAGATTGATGGGTACATTAGATCTACTTTACACACAATGTATTAAATGTAGAATAATTTTAGCCGATTCATCAACAGGCCGTCTAGCTCCTACAGTAAATGCAGTCCATACTCACTTCCCTGAGGTTGAAATAATAGAGGGGGGTTTACCTGCAGTAGCACGTAACAATGGAGCTAAGTTAGTTACAACACCTTACGTTCTATTCCTAGATGCTGATATGTATTTGAAGGATACAAAAATCATTTGTAAAGCATTACAGGTAACCATTAAAAAAGACCTAGACTTAGTAACGTGTCGATTCAAGACAACAACAGGTGAATACAATTGGGTATACAGGATATTTGACGTAATACAGTTAATATCCTGGATTACAAAGCCTTTTGCGATAGGTGGGTTTATGTTATTTAAAACCGAAACATTTAACCAATTAGGAGGCTTCAATGAAGAAGATAAGATTGCTGAGGACTATCATTTATCTCAGAAGATTAAACCCAGAAAGTTTAGCATCATTAATCGTTATGTACATACTTCGCCTAGACGATTTAAGAACAAGGGTGTCCAGTACATGATTAAACTTGCATGGTCATCGTGGTTAAACAGAAATAATGAAAACTGGTATAAACAAGATTATGGATACTGGGATAAAGTATAAAGCAATTATCGTATCCGATCTACATTTGGGTACTAAGGATAGTAAGGCTAAGGAATTTATTGAATTCATAGACAAACATCCAACCGATCTACTAATACTAAATGGAGATATAGTGGATGGGTGGGCACTAAACAGAGGTGCTAGGTGGAAGAAACAACACACCAAGGTAGTATCTAAGCTACTCAAGCTATCAAATAAAACAAGAACAATTTGGATTAGAGGTAACCACGATGAATTCCTAACAGAATTTATTGGGAATACCTTTGGTAGAATTGAAATAAAGGAGAGTTATAAACTAGAAACATCACAACGTAGCTACTATGTCTTTCATGGTGACGTAATAGATGTATTCATAACTAAATACAAATGGCTAGCCAAGATAGGGTCTATTGGATACGATCTAGCATTATGGTTGAATAGGTGGTATAACAGGTATAGGGTATGGAGAAAATTACCATATCAATCCATATCACAGAAAATCAAATCGGGTGTTAAAGCAGCCACTAACTACATTAATGATTTTGAATCGGCGGCTATTAAATTAGCACATCAAAACGGGTGTCAAGGTGTGATATGTGGACACATTCATCAACCAGCAGATCGTCATATTGGAAATGATCACTACTTAAATTCAGGAGACTGGGTTGAAAATAAAACAGCAATACTCGTTACTGATAATAGTATAGAAATAAAGTCTTTCTAAAAGTTGGAAAGTCAGAATAAAGTCCTTACCTTTAGTTAAATAAAGAAGTTATGATAGAAAAAGAATTTATACCATATCAGGAAGCATTAGAATTAAAAGAACTAGGATTTGATGAACCTTCTATTGCTTACTACTTAATTCCTGAAATTGAAAGAACTGGTGAGATAAATTTACATTATTGCTCAAGAGGAAAAGAGATACTGAGAAATAATGACTGGTCTTGGGTATATCAAAATTTCCCAAGTTTTAGAAGATACTTGAAACCTGAACATTGTTATATGTATTCAACAAACAGTTCAAAATTACTAGTATCGGCACCTTTATTTCAACAAACATTCAGGTGGTTCAGAGATAAGCATGAGTTATATGGAAGAGTTGAATACTTAAAAGAATATAAAGCTTACTATTATGTAATAGATGTAAAATATCAATTTGAAATAGGAATGCATGATGTAGAGCAACATTATGATGATGCTGAATTAAATTGCTTAAGAAAATTAATTGAAATAGTAAAACAATGAAAACAGTTATAATAGGAGATACCCACGGAATGTCAACATGGAAACTAATAGTAGATCAAGAGAAACCAGATAAGGTAGTCTTTATTGGTGACTACTTTGATTCATTTGATATCAGTGGAGTAGAACAGATTGCTAACTTCAAAGAGATTATTGAATACAAGAAATCAACAGAGGCAGAAGTGGTAATGCTAATTGGTAATCATGATCATCACTACTTCCCTGAAATCGGAAACACCGGTACAAGTGGATACCAACAAGGTATTGCACCTAATATCACTCAAGTAATAGACGAGAATAGAGAGCATCTACAAATGGCATATCAATTTGATGATGTGTTATATACACATGCAGGTGTAAGTGAAACGTTTATGGATATTACATTTGGTAAAGATGGATGGAGGGTAGATAGTATTGGAGATCAATTAAATGATTTGTTTAAGTATAAACCTAAAACATTTGTATATAATGGTAGAGATCCTTATGGAGATAATGTGTATCAAACTCCAATATGGATAAGACCTAGGTCATTAATGGCTGACAACTATAATAAGCTTCGTAAAGAAGTTATTCAAGTAGTTGGGCACACTCAACAGTCTCAAATTAATATAGAAGGTAAAGCTACCGGTGGTAGATACTATTTTATTGATACGTTAGGAACGTCCGGTGAATATTTAGTTACAGAGGATCGTAAATTTAGAGTTGGGAATTCAAGATAAAGTCCTTATATTTAGTTAAATAGTAAAGTTATGACACCAAAAGAAAAAGTACAAGATCTAATAACAACGTATCGATTTATTTTATCTACACCTGGTGCCTTATTGGGTGAATATAAAGATAAAATAGCAAAACAATGTACTCTAATATGTTGTAATGAAGTATTAGGTGATATGGGTGCTGATAGAGGTTATGCATTTTGGACTGAAGTAAAACAAGAAATAGAAAAGCTATGAGCACAATACAAATTATTTTATTAGTACTATATGTTGTAGGTGTATTTGCAACACCTCTAATCTACCTGAATGAATCTTTCTCTTTAAGATACACGCCTATAGATAGCGTATTTGGTTTGTTTATCAGGTCTATATTTTGGCCATTAGCAATAATAGAACGTATATTTTTTGGTAAGTAAAAGACAAAAATTATGAAAAAATACTTAGTATTACTACCTCTAATCTTAATGATTAGTTGTATATCAGACAAAGACAGATTTGATGTGTTAAAGAAGGAATATCCACATTGTGATATACTATCTCAGGGAGGAGATTACTATGCAGTAGACACAACATCACTACATGGTGCTATATATCAGATAACATTCTTCGGGAACAATAAGATTAATAGAGTAGATAGATTAAGATAAGTGAAATATAGACTTTACTCATTTACCCTTGACCTAACATCTAGGTTAGTAAACCACTACATCAAAACAAAAGAATGGGATAAGATACCACCTGTAGTGGATTTTAGAAAGAAGTGGCTAGCCAGACAAATAAAAAGGGAAATAACTAAGGTATGATAGAAGTTGTAGATATTGGAGATAGAAGAATAGCAGTGAAAGGTGTTGGTAAAATGTTTTATCAAGACGGATATCCACTTTCAATGTCTGTAATGGAATTAGGTAAAAGAGGTATTGAAGTTTCACTATTACACGTTGTCGATGAATTGTGGGGTAATGGATGGTCGTGGCAAACAATTGAGCGTAAACTACAAGGGGAATTAGATGAAGACATAGATAAGAATCTAAAAGTCGATTTTGATTACCTAAAGACATTTTACAGGTGTATTGATACCGATAGAAGAAATGGCGGTTATGAACAAAGTAGGGAAATGATATTTCAATATCTGTTTGGAGGCGATAATCAATTAGCAAAAGATTGGTTAGTTACAATACTAGAAAAAGAAATTAAAGAAAAAGTTGGAAAGTAGAAAAAAAGTTCTTATATTTATTATATAAAACAGAAACAGAGACTATTTATTAATACAATGACACGATCTATATTACATACAGGCAATTGGCAGACAGAGAGTAGAAATCTACTACCGGTGGCGTATTGTTTTAATATGATTAAAGATACAAACAAAGGGCGAATTAGTGACGGAGCAGCAGAATAAAGATTCTATAATAACCAATAACTAAAGAGCCCTGACCACAAAATCAGGGCTTTTTTGTTTTAATTAAAAAAAGTTAAGATTTGTTAAACAAATTGTAGGTAGATCGAAAAAAAGTCCTTACATTTAATTTATAGAAAGAGATAATAACAATGGTGCTTTAGCTGAGATGGATTAGCGGAAGACTGAAAATCTTCAGAGTGGAGATCGTTACTCCAAGGTACCACATAAACAAATTTAACAATGAAACGAAAACGAAAACATATATTCCTCCGTAGCTCCTAATTGGTAGAGCAGCTGACTCTTAATCAGCGGGTTGCAAGTTCAAACCTTGCCGGGGGAACAGGATTATAAATTCCTTCGTAGCAAACAGGTGTACTGTAGCTGGCTTTTACCCAGCAGGGCTCGGATCGTTACCGGGCGGGGGAACATAAAAAATAGTTAAAATGGAAAAGTTAGATGTGTTCATGAAGAGGATGGAGAAACTAGGTATAGAAATAAAACTAGGCAGTAACTTTCCTTGGATTTATATCGATGAAATAAATGGTAAAGAAATAGAAGAGGATGATTACTTCTATGGTAACCATGGATTCACAATAGCCTTTTATCCAATCAGATATGGGGTGGAGATGAAGTTCACCGATATAACAGAGATCTTTAAATTGATAAGGAAATATAAATAATACGTGTCTCAGCATAAGGAATGCAGCAGCCCTCCAAAAGCTCGCATAGACAGAGTTCGATTCTCTGGAGGCATGCAAAAAATGCTCTTGTAGTTCAATGGATTAGAACATTTCACTACGGATGAAAGGGTTGGGAGTTCGAGTCTCTCCGAGAGTACAGATAAGGCTAGTTTGATCTAGGAGGTCAGTATGATTGCAAACCATATGGAGTAGGTTCGATACCGACACTAGCCTCAGAAAAATAAAGTTAAAATAAAGTTGGTAGATTGAAATAATTTACTTATCTTTATAAAAAGAAAGAGAGATCTTTGACATTATTGGTAAACAAAAAATCTAGGTGTGGCCGAGTTGGTGAGGCACTAGCTTTGGGAGCTAGACTAGGCAGGATCGTCACCTGTCACCTAGACTGTAATATGGGGTTGAAGCTCTAGTGGATGAGCATCTGATTTGCATTCAGAAGGTTGTGGATTCGAGTTCCACCTTCTCCACCATATAGTTCTGTCATATAGCGGTTTAATATGCGACCCTTACAAGGTTGACTCACCAGTTCGATTCTGGTCGGAACTACATAATGCAGATATAGCACAACGGTTAGTGCACGGCCTTGCCAAGGCTGTGATGTCAGTTCGATTCTGATTATCTGCTCAATAAGCTTCTAATAATCATTAGGCGCTAGCAACACCGAGGAGGGTAACAAGAAAGACAGTTCCTAATATGCTAGTAAAAAGGATATGTGTTACTCATTGTGTTTAGAAGTTTATTATTTTATTGTCTGATGGTGTAATGGTAACTACGCGTGGTTTTGGTCCACGAGTTCTAGGTTCGAGTCCTAGTCGGACATCAATAAAATTGGAAGCGCCTAAAGGAGTAGTTAGCCGTCTTGAAAACGGTGAATAGGTAACACTAGTGGGGTTCGAGTCCGTCCGCTTCCGCCGCAAAAAATTTAGCTAAGTGTCATGCAATGACCTAGTCTCGGAATTACTGGCTAAATTTTTATATGGTGTTTGAAGCATTAAGGTGATGCGCTCCCCTGTGAAGGGAGAGAATTCAGTTCGATACTGTGCTTACACCCATCCGAAGTATTAACCGCGGTTGAATTGGGGAGTTGCATGAAAGGTAAATGGCCGTCCTGCTAAGACGAGGCTGGGGTAAAACCCAAAGTGGATCGTTACCACTACTCTCCGCTGCTACGATAGTTTAACAGGAAGAACCCGGTGATTGTACATCGGAGGCGCCTACTCGGGATGGCTCGTAGCTCAATGGGGATATAGTAGAATGGTTAGCACATATGACTGATACTCATGGAATCCAAGTTCGAGTCTTGGTATCCCCACTATGAAGATATGGAGATTATGGGCTAAAGCCCTCGGTGAAAAAGCAGGTAACAGTGATAAGGAAGCCGATAGAATAGCAATTATTAGAACAGTCATTGTTTTAGTTTATGTACTAACTAATATTTGTATTGTAG